GGTGCCTGCTCCTGAAGCAGCCCCGGAAGAAACCGCTGAGTGAGTGTTGAGCTCCTTCGAGATCCAGAGGTTAGGGCTAAGTTCAAGGCTCTGACACCAGAGCAACAAGCCGCATGGGGTTGGCGCGCTGAATGGCTCTCGAAGGCTCACAGACATCAAGTAGTACCGGTCGGCGAGTGGTGGACCATCTGGTTGCTGCTCGCCGGACGTGGAGCGGGGAAAACGAGGACGGCTGCAGAGCAGGTTGGATGGTGGGCATGGACAGAGCCCGGCACCCGCTGGCTTGTGGCCGCTCCTACATCTGCTGACGTAAGAGCTACCTGCTATGAAGGTGACTCTGGTCTAATCAACGTCATACCTAAAGAGCTGATCGCCGACTACAACCGCGCGTATCACGAGATCAAGCTTATCAATGGCTCTCTCATCAAAGGCATTCCTGCCAGTGAGCCCGAGCGTTTCCGGGGTGGTCAGTACCATGGCGCATGGCTAGACGAGCTGGCCGCATGGGACTACCTGCAAGATGCGTGGGACCAAATCATGTTCGGCGTGCGTCTGGGTAACAAGACCCGGATAGTCGCCACCACTACGCCCAGACCGAAAGACCTGATTGTTGATTTAGTCTCCCGTGAGGGTGACGATGTAGTTCTGACTACTGCATCCACATACGACAACATCGCCAACCTAGCGCCCAGCTTCCAGAAGCAGATCCTGCAGTACGAAGGCACCAAGCTAGGCCGGCAGGAAATCTACGCTGAGATCCTCGACCCCGAAGAGTCGGGCATCGTCAAGCGTGACATGTTCAAGCTCTGGCCCTCGGGTAAAGAGTTTCCCCGGTTCGAGTACATCGTCCAGTCTTATGACGTGGCTACATCTGAGAAGGTACAGAACGACCCGACCGCCTGCATAACCTTTGGGGTGTTCAAGCCGCTGGATGGCCCGATGTCAGCAATGATCATCGACTGCTGGCAAGACCGCCTGCAATACCCCGACCTGCGCCCCAAGGTTATTGAAGAGTACGAGACTGTATTCGGTGAGGGTAAAGACCGTAAGCGGGTAGACCTAATACTGGTCGAAGATAAATCTGCTGGTATCTCACTGATCCAAGACCTGCAGCGTGCTCACCTGCCTGTGCGGGCGTATAACCCCGGCAGAGCCGATAAGATGCAACGCCTGAACATTGTATCCAACGTCATCGCTCGAGGCCGTGTATGGCTTCCTGAGAGCTCACAGAGGCCCGGCTATGTAAGAGACTGGGCCGAAGGGTTTGTCAGCCAGATCTGTTCATTCCCTGACTGCACGCATGATGATTACGTTGATGCGTGTACGCAGGCATTAAGATTCTTGCGTGATGCGGGGTGGATTGATATTGACCCGCCGCCTGAAGAAGCTTGGGACGAAGACGATTATGTTGATTCGGGTATGCCGAAGAGGCAAAATCCCTATGCGGTATAATACTTTATCTGCAGGATAAAACTCTGGGGCTCAGCCGTGGACAAAATCGATAAGTTCAAAATCAAGAACCAAGATCTCACGGATAGCTTTATGCCCGGCCGAGATAAGGTATTCGGCGCAATCCTAGGCGCGGCCAAGCAACACGCAAAGAGCAAGGATAACCGCGACCAGCTGCGATCCCTGCTCGAGGGCGGAACCATGGCCGCCATGGACACCGGCAAGGTGGAGATGCGCAAGGCCCCGGGCGCTAAGAAGGCTGAAGAGGCGCTGAGCACTGCGGCTGACTTCATCCCTTTTGTCGGCGCCGGTAAGTCCGCGATGCAGGGCGACTATGGATCTGCTGCTCTGCAAGCAGGTATGGATGTTGCCGGCGGCCCACTACTAAAGGGTGCTGCTGCGCTGGGCGGTAAGGCTATTCCCGCATTGGCAGGCATTTTCATTGGCCCTAAGGCAAAAACATTTGACAAAGAAGCGGCAAAGAAATTTTTGAAATTAGAAAAGTCTGGCGCTACACCTGCAGAAGCATGGTGGGAGTCGCAAACCTTTCGCAGTCCAGACTCAATCTTGCGTCAAGAAAGGACAGATCATTTGTCTCGGTTGCGCCGGGAACGCAGGAACGATGTTGAAGATGAGTACGACCGCATCCTAAAAATAAAAAGAGCCAATGAAGCTCAAATTGAAGATGAATTAAATCGCGGCATCATTACGCAAGAGCAGGCAAAGCAACGCTGGGAAGAATCGCAAAGCGCCCTGCAACCGCAGATTCAAGACATTGCTGCTGAATATGGTAAGGCTGGAAAACTTGCTATGCCGGGTGAATTGCGCAGAGGCAAACTGCCTACTCTTGAGCAGACCCTATATCACCCAGAGGCATTTGAGGCTTACCCGCAACTGAAGTATCTGCGTACCGAATATAAAATAGACCCGTCGGCTCAGCCGAGGGGCGGGTTGGCATACACGCGGGGTCAAACATCATGGACTCGGCAGGATCCGTGGAGGTTGTTCTCTTATGGCCGCAGTACGCCAGAGGCGCGGAACATCATGCTTCACGAGATGCAACACGGCATCCAGCACTTGGAGGGCATGGGTCTTGGCGGAAATCCTGCCGAAGAGTGGAATATGCTGCCGTCGCAGATGCATCCAACCGATTACATCAAACAATTAGAGCAATCAAGAAAAATTTTGATGGATGAGCAAGAGGCTCTGCGCAGCGCAACAAGCGAACCCATTGAATCCCGCATTGCCAGATCAACCGCATTAACGGGGCGCATTGAAAAGCTAGAAGACACAATGCGTTCTCTTAGGGGCGGAGACATAAATCCGTTGTATATGCGCATGGCCGGAGAGGCTGAATCCCGTGCCGTTCAGGCGCGTATGAACATGACGCCGGAGGAGCGTCTGGCCAAGTTCCCGCTGGAATCGTATGACGTGCCTGTTGATCAGCTGGTGGTTCGCACAGAACCTTACGCTCGCGGCGGTGAAGTGCATATGGCCCGCGGCGGTGAAGTCCACGCTGCCAACGGCCTGCCCCTGACGTTCGCCTACGACAAAGAAGATCCTGACGCCCTGCAAAACTGGATGCGAGAGAGACAGTTTGGCAAGGTAGACATCCCGGCGCCGTACAAGGTCAAACCGGAAGAGGTAACTGTAGCGCGCGCCATGAAGGCTGCTCCCGCTGCACCGGTAGATGAAGTGACTCAAGGCGAGTATGGGCCGCGTGAGAGGTTGCGTGAGCTGCTGCAGAAGGGTCTGGGTAAGGGTATGTCCAAGTCTGGCGCTACTCGCTCTGCTGACATTCTGACAAACGCTGCTAGCTTTGTTGCCCCGCCGATGTGGGGATATGAGGGCGGTCAATCATTGGGCCGTGCATATGACGCCGCCAAACAGGGTGACTACGGCACTGCTGCAATCGAAGGTGGACTGGGCGCTCTGAATCTGTTGCCTGCTTTGCCGGGCGCCAAGGTGCTTGCCAAAGCAACCGAAGGCATGCCCGTGGGTCTGGCTATTAAACCGGTTGGTGGGCAGTGGCTAAGTGGTAACCGTGGACCCAAGTCTGTTGGTGAATTCCGCGCTCGGGATGACGCAATGAATCTCAGTCCTGAAAGCATTCAGGGGAAGCGTGACATAGTAGATGCCCATCGTCGGGCATATGAAGCGGAGCCGACAGAGACCAATCGACGTTATATGGAAACATCAAGGGCAGTGTTAGAAGGTGCAGAGCGGCACGCCGCGGTCAATAACTGGATTGACTCAAACCTGCAGAACTACCTGCGCAAGCAGATGGGCACTCCCGATGATCCGGTCTTAAAGTTGGCGGAAGAGGGTGTGCTGCACATGCCTTATCGTGATGTGCCGCTTATGAGTGATGTATCTAGAGCCAGAGAAATTTCTGGCTTCCCGGCGCTTGGCACTGCGACCACTGACCTTGGGCGCATGTGGGAGAATCTGACTGACGCGCAGATCGCTAGCATCAATGCCGGCACGCTACGTGATCCAGCGGCTATGCGAGAGATTTTTGACCAGCGCATGGCCATGGATCAGAACCTCCGTGGCAACCGCGTTCCGGGTCAACCTGAAACGCTAGAAGAAAAGTCACGCGCATGGGACTGGGGCTCTGCGCCTGCGATAGTGCAATCTATCCGAGAGAAAAACCCATGGCTTGAAAAGCTCAACCCGGATGAGATGGTGTATCGCATGCGCAACCGCGGAGATTTGGGCGAGACGCTGGGCGTTGATCACATCATTGACGTACTAAGAGAGGATATGACTACGGGGCGTATTCGTCCTGAGCAGCTGTCCAAGATGTCAATGGAGCAAGCTGTTCGCCGTACCGCTGAATACGACGCCGAGCGTGCTGCTGCTATGGCCAAAGCAGACGAAGTGGCCGCTGTTAACTTAACGCCGCATCGTGACTATCAGGGTGGTTTCCGCATGGTCCAGCTAGACAAGCCCGGTCAGTTCGCCAAAGAGTCTGACCGCATGGGCCACTCAGTGCGTGGCTATGAGCCTAGTAAAGGCCATGAAGACTGGTCGGAGGCTTCTGGTAACTCAGGGCACAGCGCCTATGGTCATGGTGGCTGGGAAGCCATTAAGAGCGGCGATGCCAAAGTGTTGTCATTCCGCGACAGCAAGAACGCACCTCATGCAACGCTAGAAATAGAAAAACCCGGGTTAACGTATCAGGAAATGAAAAAGATTATTGATGGTTATGACATGGACGAGAGCGCCAAGATGGAGCGGTTGTTCCAACTTGGTTATGTAGATGAAGCCGGTAATGTTTTGCCTGATCAACCAAATAGCATTACTCAAATCAAAGGCAAAGCTAATCAAAAAGTCAATGAAGACTACTGGCCCTTCCTGCAGCGATATGTCCGAGAAAGCGGCGCAGATGTGGAAAGGGATTTGGACAAGATTGGCATGTTTGATATAACTGGATATGCGGCTCGCACTCCAGACATTCCAAAATACGTGACCGAGTCTGAGTTTGACCGTTGGCGCAGCACTGGCAAATTCACGCCAGATTTGCATTTCTCAGACCCCGAGTTTGCGTCCCAAGGGATGAAACGTGGTGGCCGCGTTAAACTTGGCGCACTCTCTCTCGCACATTAGGAGCCATCATGGCTAGCCCGTTAAATGAAATGGCCAAGCTGGCTAAACGCATCCAGACCGTTAAAGAACCGCAGCGCATGGCATTCCCGGGCATTTACAAGCGCCCCGATGAGCTGGCCGCACAGGCTGCTGCGCAGGTGGCTCCCGAGTCCCCAATGCTTAAGCGGTTGTTCGGCGTTACCCGTGCAGACTTGTACGAGATGGCCAAAGACCGAGAGGGCAACCTCCCCGGTGTGTTGCCGGGTGCTGCTAATAAACCGAGAGGTGCCGCCTCTGCAGCAAAGGTGATGAACCCACGCAACCGCCAGCGAATGATTGATGCCTTGTCAGAGGCGGAGAACTACCCGGCTTTGGTTCAGGGCATGGATCCTTGGTATGTCATGGATCCGTTCTACCAAAAGATGGTTGCAGAGCTTGGTCCAGAGCGAGCCCGGCAAGAGTACCCGTTGATGAACATCCTGATGGGTATGGCAAGTCCGGGTTCCGAGGTGATGACTGAGATTCCGCGTGGATCTGCTGCGTACTACTTGCTCAAGCAGGACCGATTCCCAGACTTTGTTAAGTATGCCGGTATACCCGCTGACAAGCGCGGCCTAGATTTCCCTGAGGACTTGCTTACTGTTCCGGGGCACGCGTACCACAAGACTGCCCAAGCAACTCCTATGCAGCAGTTTATTGAGACCGGCGAGATGCAGATGAAGTCGCCCAAGGTGCCCATGTACATTGAGGCATCTGGCGTACCCGAGACTGGATTCCAAACCAAAACCCCGGTGGGTGATGCGCACTGGAGCCGAGCCGTTGGTCTGGCTGACACTCGTAATCCAAAGTTTATAAAGGGCAAAGAGGTTGTCCCGGGCGCTAGCGTCAGCAACGCTGAGATGTCTTTGCTAGCTCCGTGGTGGCGAGACAAGGTCGCTGCTGAGGTTGGTCTGGAATCAGTGCCCGCTCAGGCTCGAGCATGGGGCCTGTTCAGTCCGCAGACTGGGGTAACAACCCCAATTGGTGCTCCGAAGCTGGAGCTGATGGCAGATCAAGCCGCAATGGCCGCATACAGAATGGGCATATCTCCTGAAGATGCCCTATCAATGATCATCCGTGGTGAGGGCCGGTTCGGTAAGAAACGCGGTGGCGCCATAACAAAGAGCCCTACTAAAGGCAAAAAGAGGTAGTCATGGCTGAAGAGTTCCCGATTGACCAAGAGTATGGCCGATTCATTGGTGGCCAGCCTGATGACGCCCAAGACGAGGGCGAACAAGGCATGGAAGTAGAAGAGCGGTTGGACGATTCGGAGCTTGAAGAGCTGCCTGATGGTTCGGTAATGGTCCACATGGACATCAAAGGTCCGCTTGATGAGCCTGACTTCTACGAAAACCTAGCCGATTCAGACCGTCTGGACTTCATGTCGGTCGATAGTCTGGCTCTGCGCTACATTGAGTACGCCGAGAAGGACAAAGAAGCCCGCAAGCAGCGCGACAAGCAGTATGAAGAGGGCATCCGCCGCACTGGTATGGGTAACGACGCCCCCGGTGGCGCTAACTTCAACGGCGCTAGCAAGGTTGTCCACCCTGTTATGGCCGAAGCCTGCGTAGATTTTGCCTCTCGAGCCATCAAAGAGCTGTTCCCGCCTGATGGTCCTACCCGAACCAAGATCCTTGGTGACGTAGAGAAGGAAAAAGTCGAGATTGCTGAACGCAAATCCGACTTTATGAACTGGCAGTTGACGGAACAGATTGAAGAGTTCCGCGACGAGCAGGAACAAATGCTTACCCAGCTGCCTTTGGGTGGCTCTCAGTACCTCAAGCTGTGGTACGACGAGAAGAAGCGCCGTCCTTGTGCGCAATTCCTGCCGATTGATAACGTCCTGCTGCCGTTCTCGGCCGGTAGTTTCTACACCGCGCAGCGTGTTACCGAGGTGGATGACGTTTCTGACTACGAGTTCAAGGCCAGAATCGCTTCTGGGCTTTACCGCGACGTGTCTTACATCCGCGCCACGATGGATCCTGAGCAGACTGGACCGCAGAAGGCCACGGACAAGATCGAAGGTCGCAATCTGGGTGACAACGAAGACGGTCTGCGCCGTGTTTACCACGTCTATACATGGCTGGAGCTAGAAGACGACCCGTATACCAAGGGTGAATTAGCGCCGTACATCTTAATGATCGACGAGCTAGACTCTCAGGTGCTGGGTTTGTACCGCAACTGGGAAGAGGGCGACGAAACATTCACCAAACTCGACTGGATTATCGAGTTTAAATTCATTCCATGGCGAGGTGCCTATGCAGTCGGTCTTCCGCATCTTATTGGCGGCCTTAGTGCTGCCCTTACTGGCTCTCTGCGGGCTCTGCTTGATAGCGCTCATATCAATAATGCCGCCACGATGCTTAAGCTCAAGGGCGCTAAGATTTCCGGGCAGTCTCAGCAGATTGAAGTAACCCAAGTAGCAGAGATTGAAGGCGCTCCGGGTGTCGATGATGTGCGCAAGATTGCCATGCCGATGCCTTTCAACCCGCCAAGCTCGGTTTTGTTCCAGCTTCTGGAGTGGTTGACCAACGCCGCCAAGGGTGTGGTCACCACCGCGGAAGAAAAGATTGCTGACGTTACCTCAAACGCTCCTGTAGGCACCACTCAGGCAATGATTGAGCAGGGCGCGGCTGTGTTCTCTGCCATTCACGCCCGACTGCATGAATCTCAAGGCCGTGTACTCAAAGTTTTGAGCCGAATCAACCGCTGGTATCTGGATGACATGCGCCGCGGTGAGGTTGTCGAGGATTTGGACATCGAGCGTGAGGATTTTGCGCGTGTAACCGACGTTATTCCGGTCTCTGACCCGCACATCTTCTCTGAAACGCAGCGGATGGCCCAAACACAGGCTGTTATGGCCGTGATGAAGGACTACCCGCAGCTGTTTAACCAGAAGGCTGTGATTGAGCGTTTCATGAAACAGATCAAGGTGCCGGGCGTCAACGAATTGATGGTTGACACTCCTGCGCCGGAGAAGATGGACGCAGCCAATGAGAACGTCGCCATGACGATTGGCCAGTCTGCCTATGCCTTCCCTGAGCAGGACCACCTTGGGCACATCCAAGCGCATCTGGACTACGCCAAGAACCCTGTATTCGGTGGCAATCCTATGGTTGCTCCGTCGTTCCTGCCAAAGGCCATGGAACACATCAAGCAGCACATCTCGCTGTGGTACCTAAACCGCATGAATGGCTACGTCCAGCAGGCTCTGGGTCGCAAGATTGAAGACTACAGCGAAATGGATGATCCGAAAGACGTTGACAAGCTGTTTGGTGCTGCATCCCAGCATGTGGACATGGATGCCGAGCAGACGTTAGCTGGAATCATGCCGGTCATTCAGAAGATGGTCCAGACGATGGAGCAGTTCAAGCCGAAGCCCCAGCTGACGCCGGATGGTCAAGTCCTGCTGCAGACCAGCATGGCCGAGACGCAGCGTCGTACCCAGCGCGACCAAGCCGAGATGGGCCTCAAGGACAAGGAGCTAGCCGCTCGCTTGCAGTTGGACGTGCAGAAGCTGCAGGCAGATCAGCAGCACGCCATGGAAGAACTACAGCTCAAGCTTGCCATTGCTACAGGCGATCAGGAGTTGAAGGAGCGCATCGAGACAGCCCGGTTGACCCGCGATGCCGCCAAGTTGAAGCAGGACGGCGAGAAGGCTGTGTTGGATCTAACCACAAAACAAGGGGGCCAATATGGCTACGAGTGACAAGGAACAGAAGGGCATCAATGTGCCGCAGCACAAGCGCATTGCTCAAGGCGAAAAGCTTGACGGCAGCAGCATGCAGCCGAAGGGTCAATCGCAAGGCGCTCTGAGTCAAGTTAAGAAGAAGTGAGCCTTCTATCTGACTTGATTGGAGGGCTGAGGGTACGGCAATCAGAGATTGCTGTGTCTTTGGCCGCAGGAAATGCGTCGAATTGGGAAACCTATCAACGCATGGTTGGACATCATGCGGGCCTACAGGAGGCTCTGCATATCATTGATTCATTACTAAAGGAAGACGATGACGACAGGTAAACCGGAAGCTTCTAACGAAGCTGAGTTGGCTTGGGCATTTCCGAGCGTAGACCCCGGTGCTAAACCTCTCGGCGGACGCATTCTTGTACAGCTGCGTCGTGCAAAAAAGAAGGTTGGGCAGGCGGGGATTATCTTGGTTGAAGAGACCAAGGAAACCGAGAAGTGGAACAACATGGTGGCCAAGGTAGTTGATATTGGCCCACTGGCATTCAAGCACCGCGACACGATGCAATCGTGGCCGGAGGGCTCTTGGTGTGAGATTGGCGACTATCTGCGCGTCCCGAAGTGGGGTGGCGACCGATGGGAAGTCAAGGTGCCGGGAGACGACGACTTGGAAGAGCCGGCGTTGTTCATGATTCTCAACGACCACGAGGTTATCGCAAAGGTAACTGGTGATCCGCTAGCTATGAGGGCCTTTCTGTGAGCGAGAACAAAGAAAACCCCATCGATGTCATTGAAGAGATTGATGGTTCCGCGGTTGTCGAACTGCCGGAGGGTGAGGAGCCCATTGAGCAGGATAGTCACGAAGACGACCAACCTACAACCAGTGACATGTCGGAAGACGAGAAGGAAGCCGTTCGTGAGGCCAACCGTCAACGCCGTCATGCAAAGAAGCAATACGCTAAAGAAAAGCGTAACGCTGAAAAGGCGCAGCTTGATTATTTGAAGCGCCAGAATCAGGAGTTGATGGATCGTTTGTCTGTTATTGAGCGTAAGAGCTACAACAACGATTTGTCGCGTCTTGATTCTGCAATTCAAGATGAAGCGCAGCGTATGCAATATGCGCAGGCGCTAATTCGTGAGGCGACTGAAAACTCAGACGGTAACGCAATGATTAAAGCCCAAGAGGCTTACATCGCTTCGCGCGACCGCCTGCGTGAGATGCAAGAGTTTCGTAAGCAAGCAGAACACATGCCGGAGCCGGAAAAGCGTGTGGATCCGCGAATGATTGATATGGCAAAAGACTGGATGGCTCGTAACCCTTGGTATGACCCGAGCGGTAAAGACGAAGACAGTCAGATTGCCAAATTGATTGACGAGCGGATGGTTTCTGAAGGTTGGGACCCGACTGGCGATGATTATTGGGAAGAATTTGATAATCGCTTGCAACGTCGTTTACCTAATCGTTATACTGAATCAAATGACGAGCGTCGTCGTAGGCCCAAGAGTTTTGTAACGGGATCTGTGCGTGAATCAGTTGGTAGTCGGAATTCTGGTGGCGGCTATGTTTTGAGCCCTGAGCGGGTTCGAGCAATCAAAGAAGCCGGCATGTGGGATGACCCCGACAAACGCCAACGAATGATTAAGCAATTTATCCAGTACGACAAAACAAATAGGAGCTAACAATGGATTCTCGT